CGACGAACCTCTATCTATCCATGGGGTTATCGAGCCTCAGCGCTATCGCGACAACCTTTGGTGCGGTTTCTTCGGCCAGGGCTAAAGGCGCTTACGAGGAGAGCATTGCGAGAACGAATGCTACCATCGCTCGACTGCAAGCTAAGCAAGCGATCGACGCGGGGAATGCGCTGGCCTCCAAGAAGAATTTAGAGACCCGCTCAGTTCTCGGCGCTGTGAGAGCACAGCAAGGCGCGTCGGGGATAGATGTCAACAGCGGATCTTCGAGGGTTGTAAGAAGTTCAATTGCAAATGCCGGCGCTACGGACGAATTAACGATCAGGAACAACGCAGCGCGTCAGGCATGGGGGTATGAAACGGAAGCCATTGAAAGCGGATTTAAGGGGCAGTTCGCTAAGTTGACCGCGACCGCTGAGGCTGACCAGTCGCTATTAACGGGTGGACTTAGGGCCGTTTCAGGCCCACTTGGAATTTACACGCGAAGCAAAATATACGGCGCAGGCGGTAATCGCTTGCCCTTCAACTTGGATACCAACTAACCATGGCTATCACGGCTCCAGACGTTCAAGAACAATCGCTTCCAAACTTCCGCGTATCCGAAGCGGCTAACGATACGACGTTTGGTGGTGGCCGCGGACCACAAGAAGTAGACCATGAGGTCCAAAAGATTGCTAGCGATACGGCAAGCATTGCCATCGTAGAGAAGACCCGCCAGGACCAAACCGCTATCGAGGAAGCTCAGGCCAATGCCTCTAAATTGACGACCGATGTTCTGTATAACCCACAGACAGGCGTATTGACCAGTCGCGGGACCAATGCGCTGCAAGCTCATAAAGACGGCATGAAAACGCTGCAAAAGGGAATGAACGAAATTTCCCAGAATTTGCATGGCGATGAACAGATAGGCTCGTTTAATCGATGGGCTCACGCCCATGCTGCCGCGACCAATACCACGATGATGGGACATGTGGACAAGGAGTTAGCTGACCATGACGCCAAATCCTATGAGTCACTTTTGGCCAATCAGCAGGGGCTTGTTGCGATGGCCCACGGAAACCCGGAGGTATTGGCTCTCGGGTTCCAGACTGTTAATGAAAATGCCAAAGCATTTGCGGAACGAAACCGACTGGACCCTGAACAGACTACCCAATTTATTCAAGACGCAAACGATAAGATGCACGCATCGGTTATCGATGGCATGCTCAAATTCCAGAATGATGATTCAGCGGATACATATTTTCAGGCGAACAAAGATTCCATGAGCCCGGCCATGCAAGAGAAAGTAGCCGTCGCTTTGAACGAGGGAAACATTCGTCACCGTTCAGCGCGTGCCTCTGTTGAAATCTGGAAAAAGGCAGACGGTAATTTGTCGAACGCTTTTAAAGAGGCTGACAAAATAGATAACCCTGAAGTTCAGGAAATGACGAAGCAAAAACTTCGCCAGTTACAGTCCGATAAAGTGGCGGTTCAGGAAGCAGATCAAAACGATAAATTCCAGCAGGCCTGGGGATTGGTCAAGAACGCGCCGCCGAACAAACCTATCGCTTTGCGCGAGACTGTCCCACCGATGCTTTGGTCGCAATTGCTTCCATCGAATCAAGAGATTTTAAAGAAGCTTGCATTCAATAACGAAACGAACGCTCAGAAGTGGACGGAGTTTAGTTTGATGACTCCGACGCAACTCAAGGGAATAACCTCTCAAGATTTGCAGATGACCTATCTGCCCGAGTTTAAACCAGCTGACCGCGAGAAAGCCGTTAAGCTGTGGAACCAGGCGCAGTCGAATAGCGTGGATTCCTATCTCAACACTCAGCAATCGCACATGATCGCAGATGCTGCCAGGATGACGAACGTAGCCGGTCTAACTCCTGGTGACCCACGAAAGCCGTCGCATGATCCAACGAAGCTAAAAGGAGATCGCGCGAAAGAATATCACGCTTGGGCTGACGTAGCTCAGCAGGCCATCTTAAATTATGAAACGACTAAACTCGGTGGTAAACGAAAAGCAACGCAGGAAGAGACGCAACAAGTTATCGATAGTTTGGTTATTTCTAAAATGGGCCAGAAATCCTTCCTTGGCATCCTTCCGTATGGTGGAAAAACCGTTGTTACGACTCCTTATGAAGATATTCCAGCCGAGGACAAACAAAAGATTCTCTCCTTCGCAGGTAAGCGTGGCGTTAAAGCAACGCCAGAACAAGTACAACGAGCGTATTTCTTCCTTCAGCAAAAGGACAAAGAAAGCGCTATAAAGGCTTTGAGTGAGTAGTGTTACAGATATCCTAGACGAAGTAGCCGACGATGCTCCGGCGCCATCTACCAGCGCTTCTACAACGGCTGATCTATTAACCGCTGACGATTCTGGACCGGCTAAATCATCCGTCAGGCTTTCTAATGGCATTGCCCCAGATGCCGCTGCAAAAGTTCTTCGCTTAAAAAACACCACTAACCTCCCGACTGATTTCATTTCTCGTAACGCCGATAAGGTTCAGACTCAGGTCGATAATTCAACCATTACACCTGAGTTCACAGAACAACACCCGGGCGTTACGTCGTACATCAGCGAAGACCCACACCACGCCGCCGTTGTTGGCCAGGATATAAAAAGCCTGGGATTTGTAGAACGTCAATTTAAGTACATGAAGAATCAGGCCGAGCGTGGCGTTTTGGATACCGAACGATCTGTGAGATGGGCCTTAAAAGGTGTTGGATTCGCATCACCAGATAATGACCAGCGCTTAGAACACATCGATAAACGCTTGCAGACTGATTTGAATATGCCAGCGCCAGGAACCGTTTCTGGCGTTTTCGGGCAGGCGGTAGAGGCGGTTCCGCAACTCGCTGGCGCTGTAGGTGCTGGGGCTCTGGCGACCATGGCTAAGGTGCCAGCTACCCCCGCGATTGCTGCCGCCTTCGGGACTCTTGAGTTTGGAAACGCCTATGCGGATTTCGCTTCTCGTAAGGATGAACAGGGCAATCCGAAGATGACCGATAACGAGGCGCGTGGATTTGCGCTTCTGTCTGGAGTAGGGAACGGTCTCCTGTTTACGCTTCCAGTTGGCCGATGGGTTAAGAAGATGCCAGGTCTTAACATGATCGGCAAAGACGGTCTGATGTCCATGATCGAAAGTCCGGCTCTATTTCCTGTAATGAAAAAGTTCGCTGCCCAAGTTGGCGAAATGGGTTTAACGATGGGCGGGTTTAGTGGAGTGGGTTCGCTCATTCATTCCGCGTCTGGTCGGTTAGCTGAAATGAAATCTGATGGCTCCCTTGAGACCGCTTCCCCTATGGCGATTCTCTCGCGTATATTACCTCCCGAAGATCTGAAAGCAGCTGTTAAATCAGCCGGAAGCGGGACCGTTACGGGTATGGTTTTCGGTGGTATTCCTGGGATATCGGGTGGTGTATCAGATTATCGGAACTATACCGGGTCCATGAAGGCCAAAGAACTCTATTACATCCAGCAGCACAACCAGGCGGTCAATAATGCCCAGGGCTGGAAGAATATCGGGAAAGTGCTTGAAGGCACCAAGATCGCGGAGATCGCGCCCGAACAGGTCGATAATCTGATGTCGCGTGTAGCACCGCAGAGCGACGTGTTCATCCCCTTGGAACAGTGGCAGGACTATTGGCAGAAACAGAAAGTCGATCCTAGGGCGGCGTTTCTGGAAGTGGCTGGTGATATCAAAGGCTATGACGAAGCCTTGCGAACAGGAACAGATATTCAACTACCAGCGTCCAGGTATGCCGCGAAGATAGCTCCAACTGAACATAACGAATTTTTCAGTGATCACCTACGCTCTGAGCCCTTGGCGATGAATGCCGATGAGGCCGGGAAAGCTTTTAAGATTCAGGCTGAACTTGAGAAGGAGCAATCGGAAGCGACGATTAAAAACGAGATTGTTCCTCCCGCGCCAGAGGAAGTAGCCGTTCAGCAGGCCAAAGATAAACAGGGCATGGCTCCGTTATTCTCTGACCCCGAAGCTTTGGGCATGAAGCCGGAGAAAGCAGCCAGGTATAAACAGGCGATTGATCAGGCGCATCTGGACGTTAAAGAAGAAATCGTCCGTAAAATTACAGACCAAGAGATCCGCCAAAAATCAGCCTCATGGTTATCTGAAAGAGACTCCGTTGAAAGCCAGGTGGAGAAAGAGTCTTGGAACCATAAAGAGTTTGTCGCCAAAGAAATCCTGGGTAAACCGATAGAGACCAAAGAAGCTTCCGAGGCCATGGCTAAGACGGAGCACGAAGTCTATCGTGCGAAGTTAGCCGAATATGAGGCTTGGCGCGAGATCCTAAAAACTGGGATTAAAAAATCAGAGGACGTGGCCGGAGAGTTAAGACAGATTCCTCTGTGGATGAAAAATGAATCCGGGCGCGGGTATGACGAGGTTGTCCAAGAGGCCAGAGAAAAGGGATTGCTTGGGCCAAACGAGGATATATTCGTCAAGCTACGGAATATCAAAAAACCTAGCAAGCCATTAAGCGCTGAGGAGTTTGTTCCCGAAATCGTTAAGCAACTTAAACCGATAAAACTAAACAGCAAGTTTATTGAAGAAAATCACCCGGACATCGATAGGAGATCCCTTCGCGGTATGACCGCAGAAGAAGGCGGTCTTACTCCTGACGAAGCAGCTACGATTCTGGGTTTCAATTCTGGTTCTGAGCTTTTATATGCGCTCAAGACAACCCCTAAGAGATCGGAATGGATTAGCGAAGAAACAGATCAGCGGATGATGCAGCGTCACCCGGAAGCCAGAAGTATGTTTGGGACAGCGCCAGATCTCATGTCCGATGCGATGGAAATGGTTCACAACGAGAAGCGCTCTCAGGTTCTACGTCTAGAACTGGAACACCTAGCCTCTAACGATTTCGCTGCATTTAAAGGACTCATTAAATCTATCGGACGTCGCATCCCGTCGATCAAAGAAGTACGCGCTGATGCTGAAAAAATGGTTGGCGAGAAAACAACGGCCCAGACATTACCGAGCCTATACCTCCGCGCGGAGTCGGTAGCCAGCCGGGAAGCGCAAGAGCATTTCCTTCGAGGAGATTTTGAGAAAGCTTTTGAATCGAAGCAGGCGGAGCTGCTGAACCATGAGCTTTACCGGGCAGCGGTTAACGCCAAGGAACAGTCTGCGAAAGACATTGCCTTTGCGCGTAGGGCCGAAAACGATTCGTTTCGACAGAGGATTGGTAAGGCTGGCGGATCATATTTAGAACAGTTCGATGCAATCCATGATGCTTTCGATTTTGGACCGACTACTCTAAAGGGACTAGCCAAGAAACAAGGCCTTCGGGAATGGATTCAGGAGCAAAACGAAGCCGGATTTAATCCTATCGTTCCTCCCGATTTGCTTGAAGCAGCTGGAAAGAAATCCTGGCGGGAACTGAGTAACGATGAACTTCGCGATACGGTTAATTCGATGCGGAACATCGCTCACCTGGCGTCATTAAAGAACAAGCTTTTGGCCTCGGTTAAAGAACGCACCTACGACGAAACGAAGATGGGGATCATTGAAAATCTAACAAAGCGATACGATCTGACTCCCGAGAAATTGAATAAACCTTATGAGCTGCATCCTAGCTTCGTCGACAAAATCAAAGGTGATCTGAATACGTTTGGAGCTTGGCGTACGCGCCTAGAACCGTTGTTCAATCAAACGGGCCTCCACGAAACGTTATTCGAGCCGATGAATCTCGCTGAGAATTTCCAGAACGCTGAACTCAGGAAAAGCCGTCAAAGTTTAAACGATATTTTCTCGGTCTATTCCAAGGTTGAAAAGGCCCGTTTCGGAAAAGTGACTTACATCCCTGAGCTTGAAGGATCTGGTCTTTCGCCAAACATGAACAAGATGGAAATGATTATGACCCTCCTCCACGGTGGCAACGAAGGGAATATGCAGCAGATGTTGCGCGGGTACAAGATGACAGAGGGGCAGTTACGCGGGATCTGGAAGCGCTTAGAACCGCGCGACGTTGAGATTGCCCAGAAGATCTGGGATTTCATCGATTCCTATTGGCCGCAGATTTCTAAGCAAGAACGGGAACTTAATGGTCTTCCACCGGAGAAGGTTGAGGGCAGGCCGCTTGATGTAACGTTGGCTGATGGATCTAAGCACCATCTCGAGGGCGGTTACTTTCCGTTGATCTATGATCGCAATGTTTCGTTTAGAACCGCTGCATTGGGCGAGGATGCGGATATCAAAGAGATGTTCGCTTCCTATGCCGGGAATACAGCCACGAAACACAATTGGACAAAGGCTCGTATCGGCGGCGGCGATCAAGCGCCATCGCTTAAATTCTCCGTCCTCACTAACCATGTTTTCGATGTGATCCATGATCTCGCTTACCGGAAGCCTACGATAGATAATTACAAGCTAATCAACGACCCGGATATCCAGCAAAATATGCAAGCCGGATTTGGGAAGGCAGTCTATAAGCAACTGAACCCATGGCTCAAGAGGATCGCTGGAACGCGAGAATGGGACCCTCTGGGGCCTTTGGCAATTCTTAGAAAGGTTCAGTCTAATATGACAGTCGCGGAACTTGGACTGAAACTTACTTCTGCGTTGAACGATATCGCCAGCTTGCCGCCAGCAGTCAGGGCATTAGGTGAGGATATTGGATTGACTCAAGGAATGGACTATTTACGACGAGGATTTTCTGAGTTTTCTAATGCACCTGCTGCATTCAAATTCATGTTTGAAAAAGACGAGTCTATGCGGTCACGGTGGGAAGATGCCGGAAATCGTGATATCAGAGCAGCTGAGGGGATGTTTAACCTTGTCAATGAGAAGCCAGGTTTGATATCAGAAATGAAAGCGATGTCCCCTTTAGAATTAAAAGATATGTGGTTGCCGATGCGATTGATGGACATGGCCATCGGCGGTCCTATCTGGTACGGCTCGTATTTCAAGGCCATGGAAGGAAAGGTCAAGGGGATCGATGCCTTGGATGAGAGGGCGGCGGTTTCTTATGCGGCGCGTACCGTCAGAGATATTAAGGGTTCAGGTGCGGCTAAGGATATGTCACCATTCCAGGGGTCTAACAACCAAGCGCTTAGGATGATGTCCATGTTCTCATCGATGCTGAGCGTTATCGATAACCAAATGATGAAAGGCTACCGAGATTTCAGAGCAGATAAAAATATCGGCAAACTCGTTGGCGTTGTAATGATGAACTGGTTTCTGCCAGCGATATTCGCTGAATTGGCCAGCGGTAGAGGTCCACAGGACGAGGATTCCTGGGAAGGATGGGCGGCTAAGACAATCGGCGTCGCCCCGCTAGAGTACATGCCCATCACGCGCGAGGCTGTCAATTTCTTTGAGCGCGGTAAATACGAGATTTCACCGACGGAAGAAGCAGTCGCTACTATTCTTAAAACAGCCAGGAACTTAACGGTTAAAAATCCAATAGGCGATGCGATTACGGGTGACGAATCGGAGTGGACAAAGAAGGATTTTTCAGACTTCGTTATGTCAATCGGGTACACCCGCGGCATACCGACGCGCCAGCTTGTCCAGTCCTCGATGCGACTGAATAATTGGATGAGCGAAGAAGAACCGCATGACAACCCATTGACTGGGATGATCAGTGTAATTACAGGATCTAAGAACACGCATTAATTTTCCTCATTTTTCCTCATTTTTAGGGGGTCTATTATGAATAGAAACGGTAAACTCTCCCCATGGTAGTAGCGGCAAATCCTCGAATAGATCAATACACCGGTACAGGCGGTACCAACACGTACGCCTTTACCTTCCCCGTTTTTAATTCTTCGCAACTTCTTGTGACCGTTATTGGACCCAGCATACCCCTGACAAGTCTTTCCCTCGGGACTGATTATCTTGTGTCTGGGCTTAGCGCTTCGGGGGAACCGGCCAGCGCTGGGAACATCACGCTTGTTAATTCTGGGCAGTCGTGGCTTACCCCTAGCGGAAATTTATTAACTGATTGCACTCTGACGATTCAAAGCAACGTCGCCTATACCCAACCCACTTCAATCAGAAACCAGGGGGATTACTATCGTTCCGCCCTTGAAAATGCTCTAGATAATCTTGAGATGCAAATTCAACAGATGAACATGCTTATTGCTACGGGTCAGTTCACGATGACGGATGTCGTTACGGGAAGCGTTTACAGGCTCATCATGGTTAACGGTGTTTTATCGACACAACAGATTTCGTAAAAAAATGAAAGAGGAGATGAAAAAATGAAAAAGTACCTAGGGCTGGTTGCGCTGTTGATGGGGCTGTCGGGTTTGGCTTTTGCGGGGACTCCGCAAGAAACGTTCTATCAGGGTCAGGCTCCATTATCTGGAACCACGATCCTCGCGAGTTCGGTGTCTGCTACTAGCAACGGAACGTTCACGTTAACCGTTGGATCTCCTACGGTGATTAATTCGGGCGGCGGGACATACACTGGTCGCAACTGCTTCACGAACATCGGCGTCCAGGTTTCCTCGACGACTTCGTTCACGATCACCGACGCAGGTGTTGTTAAGTATCAAATCAATGGTCTTTCTTTGACTTCTACTGGATCGTTCCTTCACCAGATCACTCGTGAACACTTAGGCCCTCTCTGCATGAGCGCCAATCAGCAAACCGTGTTCATTCTGGCGAATACTGCTGGCAATGCTGCTTTGCCCACATCGATCAACGTCGAAGGTTATACGACCTACGGTGGTACAAACAACGCGGGACCGATGCAATAAGCATTTGGTCTGAGGTGAAATGAAATGAAGAAATTAATTACAGCCGGACTCTTTGCGGTCTTTGCCCTCTTTCTACCGTCAAAGGGTCTGGCTGCTGCCGGGATTGCACCGATGTTTACGTATCAGGCGGCGGTCAGTTCTATTACGCTGGCCATTGTCACAGTGAGCACATCTTCGGCAGGCGCCGGCCCCGGCGCTACCCAGATGGACAATCCACAATTAACCAGTCGCGTTGGTATTGAAATCCAAAATATCGATACGGCGGCGAATCTGTGGTGTGTTCCTGTTAGCACAAACCCATCCACAAACAATGGACGAAAAATCGCTCCAGGTAATTCATGGATCGTTTCAACCATGGATACCTTCTACCAGACGAGCTATTCGACTTCGACAGGCGCTACGACGGTTGTTCTGCCTGTTAAGTTCTGGTGCTCATCTGACGGGGCAGCTTCTACCAAGGCGGCTGTTACTCAACTGTATTAATGAAAATTAAACGTCTGATTGTTGGGATAGGGCTGTTCGTCGTTTCATGCTTCGGCTCAAAAGTCGAGGCAGCTTTCCCAATAATTTCATACGTTCAAATAACAACCGGAGCAGTTCAGCAGGGTGGTTTTAGTACGCAATCAGGAACGGTTGGCCGGTTTACCGATACCGGTCTAGCTTCCGGGGAATGCGTACAGACTGGCCCTGGTGGTCTATTAACGACTACTGGATCGGGCTGCGGAACCGGTGGTGGCGGGGGTGGCGGTTCATCGAGTCTTGAGGTTCTTGCTGGGGCAGCTAGAAGTAGCCCCACCGTAACGATTGGTTTCCCATCCCCTCAGTTCCAAGGATCTATAATCGCCTCCTCTATTACGGTCACCCTTAATCCCTCAAGCGTAACTCTCCAGGGAAATACAAACGTTGCACTCCTAAACTCGACGCAAACTTATACGGGGAAAAATACTTTTGCGAATGAAGTTGATGTCGTAAATGGAAAGCAATTAGTTTTTCTTAATGGCCTAGGAGGATCGGGTGCCACAATTTACAATCCCTACGCCCCTGCTATTAATTCTTTGGCAATAACAGCCAATGGCGGTGGTATAAGTCTTGGAAGTCAGATAGGCAATCCGTTCGGTGCCAGTGTCGATGTTCTGGTGCGTAACAGATTTGCTGTTGCTGGATCATCGGCAGATGGTGGAATTACGTATTCAGGGTTTGCTCCCGCCACGACTGTTCTACAAAGTATCCTGTGGAAACTTCCGCCAAGAGACGGATCTGCTGGACAGTCAATGACAACGGACGGTGCTGGAAACCTTACGTTTAATACGATCTCGGGAAGCGGAAGTTCTCCCTTAGCCTTCGTTTCCTCGAATGGCGCGACTATATCTAGTCCAACGGCAATCGTGGTTCTGGATACTATGACGCTGACCGGGACATTCCTTTCAGGCGCTACAGTTCAGATGTCAGTGAAACCGGATCTAACTGTTTCGACTTTAACGGTACGCGGATTAGCTGCAAACATACCAGCTTACATTGACTCTACGGGCGCGTTAAACGTTCGCGCCGTCAGGTTAAATACGGCTGATGTTTCAGGGACTTTGCCTGTCGCAAATGGTGGGACAGGTCAAACAATCTATACCGATGGGCAGTTATTGATTGGAAATTCTTCTACGGGCGGGTTGACTCCGGCAACCTTAACAGCGGGTGCTGGTATCACGATCACTAACGGGAATGGCTCGATCACGGTTGCAGGTGGTGGCGGTGGCGATGACCTGGGGGACCATATCGCTACCATGACAGTGACCGCCAATTATGGAATCACGGCTAGCACGATGGTCATTAATCAGACTTTGACATCTGCAACTAAAGCGCTGTCCATTACATCAACTGGTACAGCCAATTCAATCTTCGTAACTGACAATGGTAGTCCAGGGTCCATCCAAAGTCTTACGGGTGGCGCTGTAAACATTACTGTTTTAGATGGAACTGTTAAACCAAATCTAGTCCTCGTATCTAGCAATACGGACGCTCAATTAGGTGCTGGAATTCTTGAACTTTGGCAAGTGGCTTCGCAGCACAATGATCCCCAACTATGGATTCATGCAGATGATCACAATTCTGCCGGGAATATACGGATAGACTCCTACGCTCCAAATTTTGAAATCGTTAATAAATCGACGACCAGCACCGAAGGCCCGGGCTGGGGGAAATGGGAGCCCTTTGCTATGGCCTACCAATCCTCCCGGATGCAAATGGGATCTAGCCGATGCTGGAACAACACTGGATTTGACAATATGTTCTTCGCCGAGCCTATGTTTAAAGGCGGCGGTCTTCGGATGCAGCCGTTTGATAGCACCGGTTGCGAAGCCGGCGCCGGCTACGTCGCATCTTCAACCACGCTTCCTCTTGTTTGGGTCACTCTCAATAATCGCGAAGTTGGATTAAAGGGCCCTCTTAATCCAGCCGCATCGTGGAACTTCATGCTTCCTAGCACCTTTGCCAATGGTGGCCAAGTTCTGTATCAGGCTACGGATTCTGGTAACCGAAATTGGGAATTTACGACAGGTGGTGTTGCAACATATCCGCTGATGTTTAAAGGAACCTCAAGCGCACCGATTTGGGATAACACATTTACCTCGTCGATGACATTTACAGCTGGTATCCAGACATCCACTACGACCCTAAATTCTGTTACGTTTACAACGCTGGGTGCTGCTGCGCCTAATGGATCTACGCAGTATTGCTCAGATTGTGCTGTAACTACACCAGCAACATGCACAGCGAATGTTTTAAGTTCTTGCATTTGCGTTGGGTCTGGGACAGGGGCTTTTGCGAAACGAATCAATGGAGTCTGGTATTGCAATTAATAGGAGGATTTCGATGAAGAAGTTTTTATTAGCAGTTCTATTTTTAATCTCGCCCGTTGTCGCATCGGCGCAATTGATCGATGCAACCATCGGATCGCTTAGTGGTTCTGGCGGTGGCGGTACATTTAATACTGCGACCATTACTGGAAACGCAACGCTTGGTCCTACAAATTCAGTTGTTTTAGCTTCGGCAACGGCTGCTGGTTTTACGATAACGTTGCCTCCTACTGCCTCCAGTAATGGACAAATTCTCACCATCAGTAAGGTGGATCAGACGACTGGAGCAATAACAATTAATGCTGTCGGAACTGATGTTATAGGCGGGACTGGAACTGTTGTTCTTAACGCCTACATGCAAACAGATGCTATTGTTTCCGATGGTGCTGGGCATTGGATTCCATGGGGACAGGGATTGCAACTCACGCCACCCTATCTATCCGCACAAGTGGGCTCTGCCCAAACGACAGGCATCGTTGTTTCGGCTTCAAGCGACACAGATGTCTGCCCATTCTATACCCCAGTTCCTGTAGCTGTTACTGGATTTAGATACGCCGTTGGAACGACTGGCGGTGCTAATGCAATAGCGAATTTTGGGATTTATGATTCGTTGGGTAAATTACTTACTTCCGTATCAACCGGAACAGCTGCTGTCGGACTTCAAACTGCTGGATTGACTACTGCCTACAATCTAGCTCCTGGATATTATTACACCGGGATTCAGATCAGTAATGTAAATACGGCTATTTCTGGATCAAACGCACTGACTCAATTCCTGCTGTGCTCTAGGAGGACTGGAACGACGATGGCATTACCAGATCCTTATACGTTTGGTGTTACATTATCTAAGGGGTTCAATGTCTACGTGATGGTTTCTGGTGGGAAAACAAGTGAATAACTATGCGTAAATGGCTGCTAATTATAGGAATTCTTACTGCCAGTACGACTGTACAGGCAAGCGTTGTTTTCGATTCTTCGACAATTAGTGGGACTGATACTGCTCATACAGGACATAACCAATTCACGCATACTGTAGGAACGGGTCTTAATCGCATCCTGATTATGGAATGCTACGAAAACCTTGCTACGCGCCTTCCGATCGCAAGCGCTACGGTTAATGGTTCTCTTATGCAATTCGTCCACCGTTACAATGATGAAAACGGATTGAACCTCACAGAAATTTGGATGTCCACGAATCCCTCTAGCGGCCTAAATACTGTCGATGCCTTTTTTGGCGGTCCTGCCGGCGGCGCCTCAGAGGCTAGTGTTCCATGCGCGGCGATTACTTTTGAAAACGTAAACCTTACCGATCCAATAGATATCAGCAGCGGAGCGCACTTCAGCGGCACGTTAGCCAGCCTTTCGTTTACGACATCTGTTTCCTCGACAATGCTCGTAGATATCGTAGGGGAAGGAACAAACGGTGCCCCCGGTCCGTATTCTCCAGGAACCGGCCAGATATTAACCGGTTCGATCTATGCGGGTACGCGCGGGGTTGCGACCTCTATTAAACAGGGTGGCGTTGCCGGCGTAAAAACGATGAGCTGGACATTGGACAATACAAGCGGCGCTCAGGCGATGATTGCGCTAAAGACGGTTGTTGGAGCGCCAGAGTTAGCCACCATCTCGCCAGTAACAGCAGCCATTGGGATAGCAGATTTAACCCTCACTATTACAGGAACCAATTTCGTGGCTGGCGCTACGGTTACTTGGAATGGATCTAATCTTGTTACGACCTTCGTAAATAGCACTCAGTTAACGGCGGTTGTCCCCGCGGCGAACTTCACTACTATCGGAAGCGCTACCGTTCAGATCGTTAATCCTGATACTGCGAGAACGGGAACCATCGGGTTCACGATTACTGGCGACGTGACGTTTAGGTGGGTCACTGATGGTGGCTATAAACCCACGCAAGAAGATACCTATGGGATCGATAACTCGACGACCATAACCAGAACGCGCATCTGGGACGGCGCCACAGCGCGACCTTTCCAAGCGAAGAATGAAATTAATGGATTCGTTATAATGCTGGAAAACGGCAGCATTATTAATTCAACGATGGTCAGTGTCGGTTGGCCGGTCTTGACTGGGCCTAATGGCTACGTCATTTCATCTACACCAGCGGTCGCAGCTACCATGTGGGATTGGCGGAACAGACCTATAGAAATGTACATGGCCAGGTACTTACCTATTCAGGGGATTTCAACAATCCAATGGGACAATTACGATGAGCAGCACTTACCTGAACGTATGCAGGCGACTTATACGGTCAATGGAAACGGCCAAGGGATTCGTTCAGGGGACTGGACCACGCGGAGAGATCACGATAAACATTACCCAGACATATTGATCCCTTGGGAAGTTGTTTCCGGCTCAACCTTCACAGTAGCAGCTTCCAGCTCTCAGGCTATCTGGGTTGATATCTATGTCCCCAAAGACGCTCCGGCTGGGGTGTATACGGGTCAAGTTAATATCTACGAAGGCCCTGTCTTATCAACTACCGTACCGATCGAGCTTACGGTCTACCCTTTCACGATGCCAGATAAACCCTACGCCAAACCGTACACCTCTCTTGGGACTTCCGACTTAAACCGTTACGCGCATGGGACCGCGACTACGTTCCAAAACTCAAACGATCTAACAGACGAGAAGGTCGTTACCCATCTGCACTATCGCCAATTCCTGCATCGCTTTGGTATCCACACAATCGGAGACAACGGATTAAACGGTGGTTGCGGAACGGATATCTATACTCAGGGGCCATGCAATGAATATAAAGTTGCGCTCAATGGATCGTTATATAGTGCTACAAGCGGGTACGCAAATGCTCCAGGGGTTAATACGCCAGATGCCGGATATGTTAGAAGCGGTTGGCCTAGTTCTGCTTGGTTGGATACGCAAGAATCCTTCTGTTTAAACGCCAACATTTGGCAACAGTGGTTCGAGGTTAATGCGCCGGATATCGAGCACTGGCTCTACCTCACAGACGAACCTAGCAACGCGATTATCGCCGGGAATGTTCAGCGATGGACTCAATACATCGCCAGCTGCAACCCTCCGGGCAATAGACTCCCAACGTTTATTACTGCCCGAGAAGACGTCGTAATCTCATCAGCTCCATTACTGACAGATGTTGCAACAACGTTAAATTTGCGACCTGCTGCTGAGCGAATCGCGGCCCATGCCTACTTCACAAATAACCCGAATCGCAGGACGACACACTACAACGGGGTTCGTCCATTCTGGGGAACGATGGTGACAGAAGACGATGGTGTTGCATGGCGCGTTAGAAGCTGGGGTCAGTTCAAAATGAAGTACGACAAAGACTTTATCTGGCGCTCGAACTTCTGGATTGATACAGCCCACGGCAGCCGGAACAATGACCTCTTTAATGACGCTCGAACCTTCGGAACAACGGCTACGACAAATGACCCTGTGAACGGAAGAACAAGTTTCCAATATCAAAACGGAGACGGGGTTCTCATTTATCCTGGAACCAATACGATTAATACCGCTGATAGTTACGGCATTGACGCACCCATTCCTTCTTGGCGTTTGATGATGTGGCGGCGCGGGATCAACGATTTTAACGCGCTGACCATGGCTTCACAGTACGACCCTAAACAGGTTAACGCCATCGTTCAAGAGATCATCCCGAAAGTGTTGTGGGAATACGGCTGTTTTCTAGAAAGTGATTGTTCGTATCAGTACACGTCTAAGAGCTGGTCTTCCGATCCTAACGTATGGGAATTAGCAAGAGAAAGACTGTATAAAATAATTTCTCGACACAGATAAAGGGGTCACTTGTGCACCAAGAAGAACGTCTAACAGACATGCCAGCTCCCTTGCGATGGTTTCTAATCACATTTAAACAAGTCGGTTTCCCCGTCCTCGTTTGCCTCTATTTGGGGTACATGCACTTCGTCGAAGGCGAAAAGAATCGGCAGACTCAGAATGATTTCAGAGAAGTAATGGTGTCGGTAAAAACAAGCACAGACCAGCTCACGAAAGTTTTGAAGAAAAAGATAAAATCTGACGACTGGTGACCATGGCCGATAAGCAACCCACTGATAAACTCTGTCAGAAGTGCGGCCACAATGAAGTAACATCGCAGCCATGGGGATCAAGAATAATTCGTTTTTGTTGCGAGTTTTGCGGTCATTGCTGGAACGAGGTATCTACTTAGAGTGGTCTTGTAAATTCTGGGGGTCTATGAATAAACCTACGTTCTTTACCTTGGAAGAAGTAAAAGGTTTAGATCAAGAACTGGTCGCTAAATTGGATTGGGCTCGCGGTCGCGCTGGCGTACCGTTTACTATTACTTGCGGTGTTCGAACAGAAGAAGAAAACAATGCGGTTGGCGGCGTACCCGATAGCGCCCACCTAAAAGGATTGGCTGTTGATATTCGATGCCAGGATAGCGCTGCACGGTTTAAGATGGTTAACGCGATGTTGCTTGCTGGATTCAAAAGAATTGAAATCGGTACGCTGCATGTTCACGTAGACGTAGACGGGACAAAGCCTCAGGAAGTAATGTGGACAGGAATATCAAGTTAAGTTTAATAGACTGTTTCGATGACTTCCATGTTTTTATACAGGGGTGTGCTTATGGTGATCGATGTTATTGCGGAGAGAAGTACCAGCAAGTACCTTATGCAAAGCATAATCAGCGTAAATTCTATCGTATCTACGTTCATTATCGCCGCGCTCCTCTCGTTTGGTTTCAGCATACGCGCCGAAGCGGCGACACGCCAAGAGCTCGCCGCGGCTATTGCGAATCTAGAGATTGCCGCCAATGCTGATCTTCTCCAAGGCGTAGAAGTTATTAATGCGCTAAGCGTGGTCACGGCGCCTCCGCAATCTTTGACGATGGGGATTGTTAATGGCACGAAGGGGACGAGCATCAACCTCCCGGTGTATATTAAATCTGGAACACGTCCGGTTTCGTCAGTTCAGTTTGATGCTATCTTGCCAGCTGGTATTACACCGCTCAGCGTAACTCCTGGTATCGCTGCCCAGGCTGCCAACAAATCCGCACAAGGGAACATTATCCAAGGCGGTGCTTATAGGATTATCATCTTCGGAATTAACCAGACAGAAATCCCGTCTGGGCCCGTAGCTATTATTCGCGTTTCGATTGCTGGTAATGTATCTGGAAAGAAAGACATTTCTATAATCAATATCTCGGGCTCAGATCCAGTCGGACAAGTTGTTCCTTTGGCCTCTAAAAACGGCTACATTACGGTACGGTAGGAGAACTCAAATGCGAGAATTCAGAGAACTTATTAGACTATTCGCACAGATTTTGAGGCAGCTCATGCTTCAAAATAAAAAACTAAAACACATAGAGGAGATAATCATGGCAACCCGACAAGAACTCAATGATGCCTTGGCAGAAATCCAAACCGCGATTGATGCAGACGTGGCGCAAGACGTGAAAGTCGTTGAAGCAATCAATGCCCTGTTGGCGGCTTTAGAGGCTGCGGGAAACACTGACTTCCAAGTGGAAGTTGATGCACTGAAAGCGGCTTCGACGAAGTTAAGCTCGGATAACGCGGCTGTCCAGGCGGCGATCGACGCTTCCGTTCCCCCTGCCAATCCGTAAATGATTCCGAATTAAATAAATGGGTGTCCGGCTCGTGGTGGCGGCACCCCGATAGAGGTGACCATGGAAGCAATAAAGACGTGGCTCGTTGAAGTTTTATTCAAAAACGTAGGCCCAAAAGTAGTGGCCAGTCTTATGGCTTCTGCCGTAGCGTTCATCCTTGCGCATCAACAGCTGATGGAAAAGATGGGTATTACCTATTACCCAGACTTCAAGGGTATCTGGTCCGGGGTTCAGCCTACCGGATCATTGATTGTTATCGAGATGGCGACCTTGCAGATATGGGGTGGCGCGGCGCTCGTGGCCGGGTTCGTAGCGGTTTGGGCAATCATCCAACATCACGGCGTAGCAACGGTTAAAGGTACCCCCCAGACTGGCGACATGAGGAAGATCAATCTTCCTGTTATTGGCGGGGAACGTAAGGAAGACATCAAAACGGAGGAACCATCTAAATGAAAAGAATCATCTTAATTGCAGCAATGCTCCTAGGACCCCGCTACGCATTCGCAAATGACCTTACGTGGGTCACTCCTGTCGGTACCTTCGGATTACCCTTCCAGGCGTCAGAGGCGCTCGTAGGCTATGATGCGGTCCTTAAACAGGCTATTGGTGGGGTATCCCTACCGGTCTATACGGACCCGCTTGGGTTCGCTGCCCTGCAACTGGGTGCTGTTGCTGCGTGGCCAAATAACGGATCGGGTGTAGAACCGTACGTCGCGCTCGGGCATGACTTCGCTAAGGAGATTCCGGCGCTTGCGGAGTATAAGACAGTCCACCTCAACGTGTTTGGACGCTATGCGACGGAGCGCGGCAAAGCCGGCGTAGGTGTATCGGTAAGTTACAGCTTTGCGGGGAAGCCTCTGGAACCTACTTCGCCCCAGTAGGCTTAGTTCTTTTATCGTCATATTCAAAAACCTGAACGTTCTTTACTTTGAACCGGGGATCTTCTTTCTTGATCCCTTCCATCCATTTATCGAAATCCGTTTTCTCCGTAAACTTAGCCTGATGAATAAACTTCTGTTCAGCGATACAGTTACCAGCGTAGGTATCCGGCTGTTGTTTTTCGGGGCATTGAACGGGAACCCAATAGGCGGTTTCCCAGGTTACGATTAACGGGTAGATTAACATCAGCAGTCTTTTCATGGGGCTCTCCTTTAGTTTGATAGCACAGCGTAAGTAATGGTTGCAACGATACAGCCAGCGTAGAGTATGGCGAAGCCTAGCGCGTCACGCCTATTCTGCTTAGTCTCAGTGTCTTCGTAGCTCATTTAAGCTCCTTTAGTGCACGTATTTTATCCACGCAATCAGAACACCCATGATTCAGAAGTACCTGGGCTGCTTGTTCTATCGCTTCGTTTCGTTCTTCCCTGACCAGAGCCCAGACCCACCTAATTAGGTTACCTATAACGTGCAGATCAACGCCTTCGTCTTGGGTGATCCTGTAGATGCGCTGGCCTATGATGTCGCGGGTGATCATGCGTTCCCTCGCTTTAGGGATCTAATTCGATACGCGGCTATTTTAGATAGCTCGTGATATCGCAAATCCCCGCCAACGCCTGTGGGGTAAGCCGCCTTCGCCGCTTCTTCCAGAGATTCGTTGCGAGCGTTCGTTACTGCTTGAGCGTTTGCATTAGCCCACTCCGTAATTCCCGTTATGTACCTAGCCTCAGCCACAGCGTTAGCGTAGGATTCGAGGGCTTCGACAATGGCCTTTTCTATATTTTCTTCACGCTTTGGCCCGCAAGACGTTTCCATCAAAATACGTGCAGCAATCTCCTCAGCTTTTGGCGGGGTACTCACTGCGCTCGGGTGTTCACTTTTCAAGTGAGCTGGTAAGTCCCTACTTCGTCCCCTAAAGCAATCATCTGAATAATTCATAATCACGCCCACCCCATTCGTTTAGCTTGATGTGAGGCCTTGCAACGTTTATCACAAAACAACGCCCAACCCCGTTTCACGTCTGCTTTCTTCGCTTTAAAGTGTCCTTTGCAATATCGACAGATTCGGTCAATCACAACCCCTCCCGCTATTTCTTCTCTTCGTTTATTAACTTTTTAAGATACGCCTTCATTTCAGGAACAATCTCACCTGCTGTTCGCTGCACCCCCACTTGTGTGTACACAAACCATATCGCCTTTTTAAATCCTTCTTCGTATGCGCTCATCGCCTATCCCTCCGGGGTCGCTAGTTTCATGGATTAGCTTTTTGCGTCTTTCGCAAAGCAACAAAATCATGAAGTTCTTCGATTAAGTAACTTCCGTCTCGATCCAATTTATCGGACAAATAACATAACTGGTTCTCTGTTTTGTCTCGACAAATTATCTGCAACTCTTTCGCAAACTGATTAATAAATTCAGCTTGCGTGTTGTCGTCAGAGTGAGCTAGTTCTTTTGCAACTGCTGCCATCATGTTCGATATATCAATTTTCATCTCTCGCTCCTCTTTCGGTCTGACTACCTTCTAGGCCCAGCCCATCATCTGAGCGTATAGCTGCTGAAGCATTTCCTCCTGGAGTCTGGCATCAGAATCCCAAAACATTAATGGGCACGGCCCATTACTCCACCACTCATAATCAGCAATTACTACGCCTTCATAGAGGTTAATCTCAATCACAACCCCTCCCCTTTGGCGCGAAGCCATGCGAAAAAATTCTCATGTACTTGTGCGACTTCTTCAGGATCAAGGGAATTTACAATCAGCTCCGCTGCCTCAAGCCGGGCGAGGAGAGCGGTAATCTGACTCCCGCTGCAATAGAACGGAATATCGTTAAGCTTTAAACTTGCTTCAGCAACTTCCTTTAGCTTCGCTATTTCTTCGTCTGAGAAGATCATTTAGTCTCCCTTATTTCATCAATGATAGCTACCGTGCAGATGCCTATAAAAAATATAAGGAACAAAAATAGTGCACACCATAACTCTAGGTCGTCGTTATTCATTTCGTTATCTCGGAAGCCTTAGCACGAAAGAATGCTCCAAGCAATTGAGCCATGTGAAATAGTCCTGATTCGTAATCGTCTATTTGTTTGGAATGAATATTTACCTGATCCTCGCAGGTGATCGCGCAGTCTTCGTAGGCTTCTTTCTTTGCTTGATTACAACACCCCCAAGATTTCTCTCCTGCTGTATAGCCTTCAACATACGCGGCGGCTTTGGCTTGTGCTATGGATTCAAAACGATGGCTTTGCAATTCTTCAAACCCTTTTCGATAAGCCTCCTCCAAAGCGGCGGTGAGGATAGGTTCAATCTCCGACCTATGCTCACCCAGAACCATTAAACGGTGGTGGATTTCATCAGTCAGTTCTTTAGCGTTCATTTCGTTTTACTCGCCAGCTCGACCAGTTCGCGGAGTTCTCTGACAATTGCATCCTGTGTATCTTTCGGCCCAGTGAAGGCATTCTTCCAGATTTTCCAACTGATAGATTTTAATCTCTCCTCCACCGGGTCAGGCTTCGTGCAATACTCACATTTACAATCGCAGCATTTTCTCTCGCACATCTCCCGGCTCGGCTGGAATTGGGAGGGGAGGCGCAGCATTACAGGATGATAAGGTTCTTTATTGTCCTGATTAGCTGTGTGCTCTTGAATTGAATTATCAGAAAACCAATAGCCGAGATATCGTTCGCCCTTCTTAATCGGTTCTTCCATCGCCTTCAGCAAAGAATACACCAGGCAATTTCTTCGATCATGAGTGATAGTTGATGCCATCGAGCATCCCTTCGCAAAGCAATCACCGAAGTATTTTTTAACCAGTTCGTTTCCGAGGAGGTTCATTATTTAATCTTCATTATTGCGTCGATGACCATTCCTGTACATATGACTATTACTGCAACTAGGAAAATAAACATGAAACGTATTTCTCCGATGCTCATTTCCCTAGCTCCTCAATCCGGCGCATGGCGTCTTGCAATGTTTCGCACATTGGGACTGTTCCAGGGATACGTTCACACCGCAAAAGAAGCTGAGTTTTATCCAACGCCTCCCACGCAATGGCGAGGGCTTGCTCTAATCGTTCTCCATCAGAACATTCAAACGATCTTCCAAACGCATTATGAATCCACTCCGGCAGATTGCTCATTTATTTTCTCCGCTTCTATTCGTCGTCCTCATCTTCCTCGATAATTATTTCTTCTTCAATGCCGTCGGGTTCCCAGAGATCCCAGCGTTCACCGTTCGGAATCATAACTGGCGAGGAAGATATCTGGTTTGCAGGGATACATCTCACCCTTGACTCCGGTAATAATGAAGTCGCCGGGGCAAACGATATGACCGCCTTCCAACGTATCTATCCAGCCGTGAACGTACATGAATTTATGGCAATATTCACACGCAGCACCATCGCTAACTTGTGGATTGCGGTAATATTTGACGATTTTACCCTCGGATATAAACCCGCCAGCCTTCGTAGTAATTGCTCTCGATTCATCTAGGGGATGATCACCATTTTTAAACCACGGCGTAGCCTCAACGACGATTGGTTTCTTTTTGTATTTCATTTCTTATCCTCCAGATCTCGTCGGACATTCGTACCTATCGCCACAATTAAATAGACATAGCGATGCGCAACCTTGCAACCCAAGTGCCATTAAAATAATTATCAGGTATTTCATTTGATATCTCCTTATCCGAAAACAAACTCTGTCATTATCGACGAATAGTCCATTAGCAACGTGCTAGTTCCCATGGGAACATACAGTTCAAACCGGGTCACCTTATGGTCATGGCAAAAAGCTATTCTCCAGATCGGAGTAGCGCGTATGTCGTCTTGCTTTCTGAAAGAAAACGACTCCGAGTTTAATCCTTTGGCAATGTAATAGCGATCCTTTTCTCTTTGCTGTTTTCTTGAAATGAACATCTCAGTTAGGCGATCTCTTTTATATTTAGGACAAAAGGTGAACTCAGCGCGTCCCAGGTTCATTCCGCCGGGTGTTTCGTCAATCCATTTATAACTGATGGGCTGGTGCTTGCTTAGTTCTATCGGATCTTTCCAGTCGGTGCCTTTCATTTCTTACCCCCTAAAACATCGAATGCTATACCGGAACATGAACACCTGTTCCCCCTGTAATCCTGATCCCTTATTTCTTCTAGTGCGTGTTGGAAACGTTTCTTCTCCAGGAGAAATCGATCCCTCTGGTGCATCGCTTCTTTGTAGAAATTGAGATTCATTTCAGCTTTCATCCTTAGGACTTTATTTTGCGCTTGAAGCTTTTGATAGTCCTCGCTAGAAATACAACCAGGTAGTTCGCTCATTTAATCCCTCCGATTTTCTTCCCCGACCCATCACATTCTTTGCAAATCACGAGGCCTTCTCCATCGCAATTTTCGCAGTTATCTTGGGACGCCTCTAATTCCTTGAGCGCCCGGATCTGCATTGGATCTCCAAACCTTAAAGGCCCCTTGAGAATGGGTGGGATATCGATCATTTCTTTCGCAACTCCTTAACCAACCGATCAATAATTCTCAGGAAGAAAGGTGGTTCCCAGTTCGATACATCTGTGCCTTCTCTCCGGTGCTTCGCAAGCTGAGATCTGATTAAACGAATGCGTTGTTTCTCCTCGAACCTTAACGGCCACTCTTTGTTTTTCACGGTGTCTCCCTAGACAGTATTTTTAATACGACGAAAGTGATAAAATAAAAAGCTATTGCCAAGACCAACCCCTCCAGCATCTTCCTATTCTTCTTCGTCATCTCGATTGTTTCCGAATAGCGTCATGAAAATAGACCACACAACCGCGAATAGGATGGATATCGATAGCCATCTGAGTCCTAAGAATACAAGCGTCTGCCAAGTGGGTAAATAGCCTGAGATTAGATCCCAGACGAGGCCCAGCATCGGGAATGCGAAACTGAATTTCCTTGTTTTCCATTCGTTCCATAAATCAATTGGCCTGATTGCCCAGATAATGAGAGCTAGAAGCAGTAGTAATAGAGCGGTTGTGCCATCGACGATCAGAAAGAAACTGTTTCGACTGATCCACTCTATGACCAGCCAGCTCATTGGGTGAAAGAATACCGGTGGTAACGCTAGGGATTCCATTCACTTAAAAAGCTCCGTGTTTTCGTAGATGTTGCCGATGACTGACAGAACGCAATTGCGTCCAAGATATAAATCCCAACTCATCCCTTGTTTGTTTACCCCGTCATAACGAATGAGTTTTTCGTTCCACCGAATCTGATAAGGGCCGTTTTTAGAAAAATCAACTTCAACAAAGTCCCCCTCATAAATCTCTTTCTTGTTCTTGTCGCGGAGGCCGGTGAACTGCATAAGTTGGTATTCAGACCTATCTACTGGATCAGCGCTATAACCAAAAATCCAATATCGCATTCCATGACAATCGATCCCAAAGTTGTTTGTCACCCATCTGCGTCCCTTGATATCCCACGCGCGGAACTTAATTTCCCTCACTTTTTAAACCTCCTCGTAAGCGACCGTTCGAGATCGGGGTTTCTGTTAATGGTCGCGGAAAACAAACGGTTCTTCCCAGATGGCTTCTTGCCGTATTTCTTCCGAGTCGATACCCACACTGTGGCGGCGGAGAGTTTTCGTTTCATTTTGAAAACACGGCCTGCATTAATCGATCCAGTTCTTTCCAGGCCTTCATGATATCGTCAGCGCATACAGTTCGTTCGATCTTCTCGGGCTGCGGTTCGACTGGTTTAGGTCTGAATCTCTCAGGCAAATGTAAGGTATACGGATGGAATCGGTCTGAGTTTAAATCATCAGAGCTGTTTCTTATTTTGAATAATATGTTCCCTTCCGCTAGGTCTAGGTAGGCATCCCCCTTCCTTACCGGAACCCACATAGCGCTGATAATCTCTCGGCATAGGCAGTTATCGCACATGACCCAATTATCATTTGCATGGCCACATGGCTCATGGCCCAGATATTTCCTAATCAATTTATTGTCAAGCAGTTCTCTCATGGTATCTCCTTTTAAATTTGTGACCCTGGCTAGGGTGTAGCGCCTAGATCGACACTTCCGCAGGGCCGAAACCCTCCTCCCCTGAAACCTCTCGCGCCCTGAAGAGGGGTTAGGACGCTGAGAGATGGGGCAGGAGAAATTATTTCTGGTGCATTCCTTCGACCTGACGTGCTTCACGGTCGCGGGTGCGCCTATCCAACCAAAGCAATGCTTCCTCTATTTTCGTGATGGCAATCGCGTTCTCGCGACACTTGAATTTCCCATTGCTAGCGTTCTGGTAATACTCAATGCGCTGGAGCGCTGCCGCGATTACTGTTTCGACGAAGGCACCGTTTGGTGTCTCACGCGTACAGCCTGCAATGCAAACCTTTGGCCTACAGTCGGATGTGTGGCGACCCAAGGGTCCGTTCTGCCACATAATCGCCATGCCAGTTCCGATAACAGACCCGCCTGCCGGGTTACCGTTTGGATCATTCTCGTTAACTATTTCACAATCTTTAATCGCGTTCATTTCTTTTTCTTCCTTTCAATTATGGTCAACGTTGCCAGTAAACTAAAGGCCGTAAGGATTCCAACGATTGCGCCAGCAATGATGTTCACAGTTTGACTTTCAAGGCATCATCAGCAACCGAAGCACAAAACCAACATACATGGTGTGCTTCTTGAGCGTGAAGGTGTTCGCTAATTCGTTCGAGCGCTTTCTGGTACCGGACGGCTATTTCGGAACACATGATTTTCATTTTTACGCAGAGTTTACAGCGCAGATGCAGGAACGTGTGCTTGAGCATAGCGTCTTTAGTGGCTTCCACCTCTGCGTCGTGGATAGCCTGATCCAAGATGAGAAGCCGTTGGCAGTCGTCATTCTTGCAGAGGCAGAACAGTCGGTGAACGGCTTGTGCGCGTTTCCAATGGTTCATTTAAAAGACTCCATTTAAGATTGTTAACCTGACCCACTTCGCCTTCAGAAGCATCGACTGATACAGGTTTCTCATGTAAGGATCTGGTTCTTCGAACGCCAGATCAACGCATCGACCGATGATGATCAGACGATCTTCTTCCGTTACAGCTTCTTGCATATAGCCCGATGATCTACGTAACTTAGATTTGTTAGAACTGCCGTACCTTTAGCCATCGGAGAGTAGATGGGCGCTGTCAAGTCAAGGCCTATCTGTTTCCCGAAGGCATCAACAACAACGGCTATCGGAGAACCGCATAGTTTGCAATCGCGGGTGTAGAGTGGATCTTTTCTGATGTCGCTCATTTGCCACACACCTTTACCATTACTAATCCACAGATAACGACCATTATTATTCCGGTCACCGATATAACATCAGTCCAATACAAATGAAAATGACAATTAGGTTCATTGGATGGAACTGACGTTGATGCCACAACGAGATAACTCATTTATTTAGCTCCGTGATCAAGGCGTCGGCCATCTTTACAGCCAATCGAGCTGATGTTTTATATGTCCGCGCATCTTGGTCGGCATAACTATCGCTAAAGAATTGACAGAATCCCTGCATAGCCATCGCCGCAAAATATTCGCGTTTGGTTAAACCTTTATAAGAATCCAGAGTTCCACCTTTCCCATTAGGAACTAGAACTTCTGGAAACGCTGGTTCTTTTCCGGTGATCATATCGGAAGTTCTCCGGTTTCTTTATCGACGACGGCCTCATCAGGTTCCTGTGGTTCTGGTGGTGTCGCCGTTGTGGTCTCAACGATATAGCGCAACCGAGACGACTTCGTTTTCGCAGGCGTTTTAACGGGTTCTTTTTCTACTCCATCGGGGTAGATTTCTCCGCTCGGTGTTTCATAAGACTCGTCCTTCGTAAACGCCTCTTGCATGTGAACCGAGAGAATCCCATATTTCAGGAGACCCAACTTAGTCACGGTCTTTAATGCCATCTCATCGAACATATCTTTCCATGGCCCGAAACCAGCTTTATACGTCTGCGAGTACCGTTTCGCGTGAGCTTCGCATTGCTCTTTCGTCCAATAGTGGAACTTCTCGAAGCCGTTTAACAGTTTAAAATACAGGAGATATCCGACAACCTTATCGCTAATGCGTTCATCGTTGAATTCAATCTCGCCCGTGAACTGATTGTGTTTTTTGATCTGACCTTCATAGATAGGCGTTGCGTGGATCGTCTTATACGCACCGGATCTAAGGGCTAATTGCACGATCCCTTTCCAGCCGATTTGGAAGGTTCCAACCTTCTTATAAGGGACGATGTACGCCATGCCCAGGCTGGGGTTAATCGGCAGATCGAGCGTTGCCGCGATCATGGCAGAGCTGACAATGCTCATAGGTTCGCATTCCATGAGCCCTTTATTGCTGGAAACAGCCGAGATCATGCTTGATACGAATGTCGCGCTGCGTTTGCCAAGCACCTCATCGAAACGTTTTTTAATTTTATCGGTGGAAACCAGATCCCTGATCCTGTCAGTTGTCGTTAATTCTGTGCTCATTTTATTACCTTCGCTTTCTTAATATAGGTTCGGAAATCTCTATAGCCCTTACGGATATAATTAATGGGTGCTGGCCCAATTAACCCTGCCGAGATGCTAAATCCGTCGCCTTGAACCTTGGCTGCGTCACCGATGAGCGTTAAAAGCTGGGCTTTGTAACCGTCCTTTTCTTCTTCGAGTTCCTTTATAGCGTCTCCCGCCTTGTTGTAATTCACGACCAGCTTCTTGATTAATTCATTCCCCGTGGCATCCAATATCTTCGAGGGATCGGCATATTTATAAAGCTTCGAGATGAACGCTGCGTCTCTTTTAAAATCAGGTTCCGGTTCGATATTATTATCGACGGTTTCCCAGAACTGTTGAACCCTCGTATTTATGGCGCTTATTACCTTCTCGTCGCGGTCGCGATGGATTAATACAACGCGATTACCTCCAACGAGCGCCGCAATTTTCGCATACCTCCGACCGCTAACAAGAAGCTCGTTTTGAACCTGGATTTCTATGTAAACAGGAGCTTCCAGATTATCGCCATCGACAATCCAACCGTCTTTAAATACCAACGAATCGACGTTCTTGATTTCCAACAAACCATCGTCGTCAATAGCGTAATCGAACGATGAACCCAAGCGTTTGCCTAGATCAAACATAAACTCGTCCATCTTTCGGATTTTAAACTTTTCATCTTCTGCAACACCTTCAGCGATACTTTTTTCTAAACGAGTTCCCCAGACCATGCGTTCATTTTCTTTAAATTCAGCAGGCAGTTTGTCGTGTTTAATGTGCCAAAGCTCGAAACTAGTCATCCAAGGAGAGCAGCCAAATAGAGCAGCTACTTCAGTACTGGTAACGAGCGGCTTGCGAAGTTCTAACCAGTGCTGCTTATCTTTCGGAATTAATGTTTGGAAGCTCATATACCTATATCCTCCGGCATTTGATAGATCTCAGACCGCTTTAAACCCGCCATCTTTTGGTCAAACTCCGCTTGCGAAAATTTCATCGCGCACGGTTCGGAACAAAACTGGTCACCCCAATAAATTGCTGGCTCTCCGCATTCCTTACACATTTTGGTAATACTCCCGGCTGCAATCTTCAGAACAGAAGCGCTGGTCAGGACTCGTTTTAGAACCGCAGTTCTTGCACATTATTTATGCTCCTCCATGTCCTTTTTCATACGTTCAAGGTGATAGCGTTTAACAGCATCGTCACTGGGCATCTGAGAGTTGAGATGCCGAAACAGTTCGATAACGGTCATGACGACAAAGAACACAAGGATTACTAGCAATGGATAGGCAATGAATAAGACGATGGCTCTCATCAGTATTTCCTCCCCTGCATTTCGATAGCTAGCCACATGACAAACTGACCCTGGGCAATCACGGCTGCCTTCTGCCAACCTTCATCAGTCGGGTGAGCTTTAGCGTCACGTACCCGGTCTCTCCAGGCCTGGAACCAACCGGATGATAGAACGAAAGAGTTCATTGGCAATCCTCCGTAGCGCATCCTGGCGCCTGTTGGTAGACTCCGGGCGTATTGACATAATCTTTATCGGTTTCGTCGATATCTTTCTGGATTGACAGGATACGCTTCTCCGAATGTCGGTACCATAGGTTCGTTAGCGAGTTCCCGATTGCTACCCCTATGACAACGCAAACCGCGATCTTTAATACCGTCTTAATTCGCATGACGGCACCTCGTGAGGATGTCCTGGATATCGAACGGAGAACTTGAAGCCTGGATGCTGTATACGCACCAAGTAGCCACAGTGTTTAACTCTCTGCCGTTGTGATCATAGATGGTGGTCGTCTTGTCCCGGATGGTCATCGTTTTATCGCCAACGGAAACGACTTGCTTGGATGTCATCGCCTGACAGCCTGTTAATAAGGGAAGAATTAGGAATAGGTATTTCATGCTTTCACCCGGCCAGCGTTTCGATCTAGAAGCAGGTCAACGGAATGCACATTCTCGCGAATACATCCCGCAATAAGCGCGTCGTACCCACGGATTTCGTTAACGTGCTCATACCGTTTGGCTGGTCGAACGGAGATATTTAGATAGGTTCCATCGCTAAACGAAACCCAGGCTAACTCTCTATACTTCACCGGATTTCTAACCACCACCCGATGAACGACGTGACTGTTAGCGCTCCACTTCGCCTCAACAACGTATCGGTTCATGACCCACCCCATTCCGCGCCAGTCGTTTGGTATATCGTTAGCCATGCCCAGAGAGCCCACATATTAGGAAGGTGCCTGGTAACGTTCATTGGTAGCACACCACGCACATAATCCGGGGGTTCTTTTCTTCTCGCATTCGGCACTCTGAACAAGCGTAGCGCTTCTCATCTTCCCGGCGCTCAAACTGTCGAAGCTGTTCCTGTTGCTGTCTTTCAAGGCGGTCTTCGTAGGCCTGATGCTGCTGAGAACTTCGGAGCATAGATGCAGCAAGCAACGTATCCATTGAATCTTCAGCGTTTGCCTTATCGCAGAAGAGGAATAGATAAACTACTACGAAGAGAACCGTTATGAACAGCAGCGCCATGAACGGCGATTCTTCGGCATTTTTAAGCTTCCAGGGGTTGTAGTTCATAGGGCCTCCGCTTTGGCGATGGATTCACGTAAGCACTTAATAGCCACTTGCTCAGTATCACTACAGCCCGTGCGGTAAAACCTTGGAGCTAACGCCTTTAGTAAGGCTCTCGCATACATAGCCACTTCTTTGTAGTCCTCATGACTATTGACGGCGCGAACGATGAAGGCAGCGTTTTCGTCTCCATAAGCTTCGGCACCTAGAGACATAAGCAGTGTTGCTTCATCATTCGGCTCTTGCCCTACCTGATACCATCCATTACCGCGATTTACTGCTATCCAAGGTGTCGGAGTGTGCTTCATATCGCCCCCTCGCGCTCAAATGCACGCCATTCCATAAAGGACGCTGGTTCAAAGCCGCGCTGCACCATGCTGTCACGATACTCTGCGTATTCGAGCATGAGTTCCATTAGCGCACCCCCCGCATCGCATCGAAGAGTTTAATCGCGCTCACCTTATCTTGTTGATACTGGTAAGTCGTTCCGGCTTGAAACCCAACTCCCATTAAGACCACTGCGACTACGAGGGCTGCTGTTATTTTCATTTAGAAGCCTCCTTGGTTTATTTGACTACGCTAAAGTTATATCAGACCGTAAAGAAAAAGTCAAGAGAATAATTTTACCGACGGAGAAATCACGCCCTGAGCAATTAAAAGCTCACACACTAATCGAGAAATTGAAACATTGTGATCAAACGCTCCTCGTCGGAGTTCTTCCATCTGTCCGACGGTGAGTCTCACATTGAACTGTTTATCCTTTGGGTCTTTGCGGGTGTTTCTTCTTTTCATAAGTCCTCCTAGGAAATGTATATAATAAAATTGACAGAAGCACAAGCCTTTTATATAACGTTAGCCTCGTGGTCAACCTTCGCCCTTACCAAACAGAGCTAATTAACAAAACCCGGACGCTTATGTTACAAGGATGTAAATCCATTCTTTTACAGAGCCCGACCGGTTCAGGGAAAACCCTGCTCACCGCGTTCATGCTGAAAACGGCGGCAGAGCGCCGCATGCGTGCGTGGTTTGTCGTTCACCGTCGAGAATTGGTCAAGCAATCGATTCGCGCTTTCAGCCAGATCGAGCTTCCTTATGGAGTTATCTCGGCGGGATGGTGGGAAGATCGGAAGAGGCCAATTCAAATCGCGAGCATACAGTCACTTATAAGGAGATATCAAAAATATGAAGCGCCGAACCTCATTGTCTGGGACGAAGCTCACCACCTCGGAGCGAAAAGTTGGCAGGAATTACATGCCCTCTATCCAACTGCTTACCACGTGGGACTTACTGCAACGCCATGTCGACTTGATGGCAAAGGCCTCTCCGGGTTCTTTAAAGAAATGCTCAACGGGCCGTCGGTTGCGTGGTTAATTGACCATGGCTTCCTATCGAAATACCGGATATTCGCGCCATCGTCGCCATCTGTTGAAGGAATTCATACGCGAATGGGAGACTTCAATAAAAATGAACTTAATGTCGTGCTGGATAAACCAACAATCACGGGAGACGCGATCAGCCATTATCAGCGTCTTGCGCCTAATAAACGCGCGGTCGTCTTCTGTGTATCTATCGAACATTCTAAGCATGTTGTCGCTCAATTCATGGCAGCGGGGATTAATGCTCAACACGTCGATGGCGAAACACAAACGGAGGTAAGAGACGATGCAATTAGACGATTTACGAACGGAGATATCAAAGTGCTTAGTAATGTTGAACTGTTTGGAGAAGGTTTTGATGTCCCTGGCATTGAAGCGGCAATCCTTCTTAGGCCCACGCAATCTCTCGGACTCTACCTGCAACAGGTTGGTCGGGCCTTGCGGCCAAGCTCTGGAAAATCTGAGGCGATCATTCTCGACCATGCTGGAAATTGCCAACGGCACGGATTCCCCGACGAAGAACGAGTCTGGTCGCTCGAGGGGGGTGCCGTGGCCCGAAGCACGGGCGGTGCTGGGGTCACTGGGGTCAAGGTCTGTGAGAAATGCTTCGCCGCGCAATTCTCGGGAACGCCAGTTTGCAAGTTCTGTGGCTTCGTCTTTGAAGTTAGACCTAGAGAGGTGGAACACCGAGAAGGTGAACTCGAAGAACTCGACCCGAAAATCGCCCGGATTCAAAAGGCCAGGGAGCAAGCGGGAGCAAAAGATCTCGCCGGATTAATCGCTCTCGGTAAATCGCGCGGGTATAAATCACCGGCTGCATGGGCTAGATATGTGTGGGAAGCTAGATCTAAACGGGGGAATAAATGAGTGATACGCGACACAAAGACGTAAGTTGGACTCTTACAGGAATGAGCTCGGATGTGGCAAAAATGGCCGTTCTGATGGACATCCGCGACGAACTGCAAAACCTGAACCGAATCCTGAACTGCCGTAACTTTATAGACATGCCTCGCGTGCTGCGTCAAATCCGCGCTAACACCACCCGGAGGAAACGCAAATGAAAGCCGAAACAACCCTGATGCAGAAAATCCAGCTGAAAGCCTCAGAGCTGGGCTGGCGCCTCTTTCGAAACAATGTGGGTCTCGGCTGGACAGGTCGCCCGGTACCCGTTAAGGGAACCAACCATGTTCTACTGCAAAATGCTAAGCGCATCCGTTTCGGATTAGCTATCGGTTCTTCAGATCTCGTAGGTATCCGCCCGGTTAAGATCACTGCTGATATGGTGGGCACAACGATTGGTCAATTCGTCGCCCGGGAAATAAAGACTCCCAAAGGCCACGCCACGTCCGAACAAATCGATTTCGTGCTGATGGTCAACCGTTTAGGCGGCGATGGGCTCATTATTTCATCGGTGAACGCTATCGAATGAAACCTCTATTAATCGTTAGCGAAGATGCCCGAGTCGCGGCGATCCATCTTGTGGGTGAATCCTATGAAGTCGTTTCCTATTTAGGCGTATCCGAGTCGGTCCTATTCAATCGCCAAGTTCTTTATTGGCCTGACGCTGGGGAAGCGGGGATTAAGAAACGCACTGTAGCTTATGCCCAGCACGCCGCGCAGCTTAAACGGATCTCAACGCTCAAGATGCCCAAAGGCTTTAACGCAAAGACCGCGCTAGATGATGGATGGACGTTCAACGCTATGGTAGAATGGGCTAAACCCCGCGCCGAGGTCATTCCATCCGTTCCCGAACTTACCGAAGAAACACCGCCTACTGAGTCCCAATACTCTCTACTTGAAAAAGCCGGTCTTGCCATGTCCAAAGATGGCAAACCCATCTGCAATGCCGCGAACGTCGTCCGGCTTTTGACTCATGAATTCCGTGGTCGCATCTGGTTTGATGAATTTACTAACGAAATCTATACGGATAAGGACGGCCTCACTGTGCCTTGGTCAGATTCCAAAACCACGGCGCTGATGATTAAACTGCAAGACCAGCTAGGTATGCACCGGGTCACATCGAACATGGTCCACGATGGGATCAGCTATTTCGCGCTAACCGACAAACGCCATCAGGTCCGGGATTGGCTCAAATCTCTGGTGTGGGACGGAGAAGAACGATTGTCTGCTTTTAGCGGGGATTATCTAGGAGCTGAGCGTAGTACAAGCGTAGACGCTTTTGGTAAGAACTTCTTCGTTTCGATGGTCAAACGCGCGATGCGGCCCGGTTCCCAGGCAGATCACATGGTTGTCCTGGAAGGTTCCCAGGGTATCGGAAAGACCCGCGCTATGCAGGTGATCGGAGGCGCGTGGTATGCCGAGGTGGGGATTACGGCTGATTCTGAGGATTTTGAGCGCCAACTCCAGGGAAAACTGCTCGTTGAGATAGCTGAACTCAATTCATTCTCCAAGGCTGACCAGTCGCGGATTAAGCAAATCATCACGAAGCGGGTCGATCGGTACCGCGAGAAGTACGGCAGGATTGCCATTGACCATCCCAGATCTTGCGTTTTAGTGGGTACAACCAACGAATCCGAGTGGATCAAAGACCAGACCGGAGGTCGTCGATTTTGGCCCATTAAGTGCGGTAGGATTGATTTCGAAGCGATCAAGCGGGACCGGGAACAGCTGTTCGCGCAAGCTATGGTTCGTTTAGATGAAGGGGATGAGGGTTACCTGGTGCCAACCGAAGAAACCCAACAACTGCAAGCGGAGCGCCGCGAATCGCATCCTTGGGAAGAACTCCTAGAAACGGCTTTGGTTGGCCGTTCAACTGTCACTCGCAATGAGGCATTGGCCCTCGTGGGCGTCCCCAATGAGCGCATGAATTCTGCTAACAGCAAGACAGTGGCTCACATTTTAAGGAGTATCGGTTTTTCAACAAAATCGTTTACAATTCGCGGCGAATTTAAACGTATGTGGCATCGTGACGCTGACGATGGAAGTGTCATTTGAAAATAACTGTCATTGTTAACTGTTGTTAATCTGTACGACGATGCCATACACTTAGACACTTAATGACACTTATATATATATAAATACATATGGATATGTACTGTATAGGGTGTATGTACATGTGTGTATAGGGTACATAGGGAAATCAAGTGTCGAAAGTGTCTAAGTGTCATAAATGATTAAAAACATATCTAAAAATAGATAATTTACGAAATGACAGCTAAACACCAATGACAGTAGGGGTACAAAGGAGCCAAAATGGAGCGTTTAAGCCAAAAAGAAGCGTCAAGCCAGGGTCAAATCAGGACGTTTAGAAATCTGTTAGCTGGTGAAGGGCTCTGTACGTGTGGCCGAGTTTTGAAACCGCTGAGTCCTAAGTTCATCTTGGCTAACTTCACGAGCGATCAGGATGGTAAAGAAGCTGTATTGATGGCGGCTTATTGCTATGCCTGTTTCATGCAAATCAATCAGGTACTCAAAAACATCAAAAACAGCGCTATAAATCGAAAGGAAATGAATTAATGAAAATAACGATCACGCTCGAAGATCAGGAAAATGGGGCTGTAAAAATTGATACGGTGCCTGAAATGCCTAAGATTATCGCGGCGAATCGTGAAAAGGATCGGACGCCAGCTGAGCAATATGCGGTGGTGGCTTTAGCGATGATCACTAAGTTTTCAGCGTCAATAGCTCAGGAGAAGTATGGGATCAAGGGACACATCAAAGTAAAGCTTCACTGATCAATGCGGAAAGATATACGAATTAGAAATCTGCTGATCTTGCGGTTATTCCGTAAAGGCATTCCCAGAAAACAAATCCCAGGCATGTTGATTTTAAAGCACACCATCACCTACGAAACGGTGAAGAAAGCTTTGAATGCAGCCGGGATTTTTGATTGGCATTACGAACGGAGGAAAAAACTGCGACCATGACCGAAAACTGATTTTCCTCATTTTTCCTCTTTTTTCACTAGCGTTGGACGAATAAAACGCTTAGGCTTAGAGCGTGAAATTCAAAGGAATTTTCAGTTGTTAATTAAAAAGGGCCAAAAATTCTCGAACGGCGGGGCACGACCCGGAGCAGGCCGTCCGACTGATTGGCTGCGAACAGAATGTGAAAAGCTCGTCAGAAAAAATCAGTTGATTAAGTTCATGTCCGACGTAGCTGAAGGCAAAGAAGTAAACACGTTCATCACGGAAGAAGGCGAAAAGATTCCGTGTCCAGCCTCAATCAAAGACCGCATTACAGCCACGACTTTCCTTGTCGATAGAGCATTCGGTAAACCTAAAGAATCTATCGAGCATTCTGGTTCAGTATCCATCGAACAAATTCTCGGGGACTCTCAAGCATGAGCCCAGCTGCCGCTAAAATTAAGCGATGGCGCGAGAATCCACTCTCGTTTATCGTCGAAGAATTGAAAGCTACGCCTGACCGATGGCAAGAAAAAGCTATCGAAGCCTTGCGCGATCCGAAGATTATTCGTCTGAGTTTGCAAGCCTGCGCGGGTCCAGGTAAATCAGCATTGCTCGCTTGGATCGGCTGGTGGTTTATGTCCACGCAAGCGAACATTGGCTCGCATCCGAAGGGCGCCGCTGTGTCGATTACGGGCGATAACTTAAAAGATAATCTCTGGCCGGAGTTTGCTAAGTGGCAATCGCGATCAGAGTTTTTAAAGTTTGCGTTTACTTGGAATTCTGAACGAATCTATGCAAACGATCACCCTGAGACCTGGTTCATGTCGGCGAGATCATTTGCTAAGACCGCTAACGCTGAGGAGCAAGGGAAAACTCTTTCAGGCCTGCATGCTGAATACGTTTTAATTCTCATCGATGAATCTGGCGCGATTCCCATGACCGTTGGCCGAGCCGGTGAGCAAGCGCTCTCGAAATGTAAGTGGGGCAAGATTATTCAAGCCGGCAATCCACTTTCGCGTGATGGCATGTTGTACGCAGCGGCCACAACGCTTAGACATCTCTGGCACGTCATAACGATTACAGGTGATCCCGATGATCCTGATCGGTCTCCCCGCATTGATATTGAGTGGGCTCGTGCTCAAATCGCTGCGTATGGCCGGGATAATCCCTGGGTCATGGCGTACATCCTCGGCCAATTCCCACCGACCTCGATCAACGTGTTGCTTGGCCCCGAAGATGTCGAGCAAGCCATGAAACGCGTTGTCCTCCCTCAAGATATCGAGCATTCGCAGAAACGATTAGGTATCGATGTCGCGTTAGAAGGCGATGATCGGACCGTTTTATTCCCGCGCCAAGGACTGCAATCATACAGGCCTGTTGAAATGCGTAATGAACGCGGTCCAGCAGTCGCGGCCCGAGCTGAACTGGCGCGTCACAAGTGGAACTGGGAGACATGCTTCGTTGATGATACAGGAGGCTTTGGCGCCGCGGTACAAGACGCTATGATCCAGGGCAACATCCCGATGGTACCCATCAATTTCGCAGGGAAGGCTGATGATCCAAGGTATTTCAACAAACGCGCTGAGATGTGGTTTCGCATGGCTGAATGGGTGAAGCGTGGCGGGAGTCTGCCAAACATGCCAGAGCTGACAAGAGAACTCACCACACCCACTTACACGCTGAAGAACGGCAAATTTCTTATCGAGCCTAAAGACCAGATCAAGAAGCGCTTAGGCTTCAGTCCAGATCTCGCTGATGGCCTCGCTTTAACGTTCGCTTGGCCAGAGATGGCTGCAAGCATGGCTAGCGTAATCCCTGGCGCACAGAGATCGCGCCTGTTAAGCGATTTTGATCCCTATGCCATGAACACTCCAAAAGACGTTGACCCCATGGAAAGGGTCATTATGGGGGGTTCTACGCGATGAGGTTTACCCGCGAACGCTACTCCGAGGCCTTGGCCGATGAAATGCTACCGCTTTGGAACGATCATCACCGGGAGACTGCGAACAAGTTCTACGGGCCACTGAATCCTCAGCTTGAGACCTATCTTGCATGCGATAAGAACGGGTGCTTGTACATATTCACCGCGCGGAATAAAGGGATTTTAGTTGGGTATCAAGTGTTCATAGTGAGCGAACAGTTGCATTCTCGTGACCAGATCCAGGCGGTGCAAGACGTGCTGTATTTAAAACCTGAATACCGCAAAGGGTTGACGGGTTATAAGTTCATGAAATGGTGCATCAACGAATTGAAAAACGAGGGCGTTGATGTGGTTCATCAGGTGATCAGCGCGAGAAACGATTTCGGGAAGATCTTGGAACGCATGGGATTCCAGTTGGAAGATTTGACCTACGCTAAGTTACTCCAGGAGGCCTCGTAATGCCAGCAGCGATACCAGCGATGATTGCTTTGACAGCAGCAACGGCCACCTATGGCGCGGTGCAAAATAACCAGCAGGTTCAGCATGCCAAGGGCGCGGCGGAAGCGCAAGAAACCGCGATTAAGGCGCAAGTCGAGAAAGTGGAAAAGTCTGACGCTCAGAACAAAGCAGCTAAGAACGCTAACGCATCGGCTTCACAGGCAGCGTCGATTGCTGCGCTTAAGGCTGCGATGAGCGTACCGAATTTAGCGGGGGGTTCGATTTTGACCGGGCCGAGCGGGGCATCAAGCGCACCCGCGGCGACCAAGACGCTCCTAGGAGCTTAGATGGAAACAGTCCGAACAGTTAGGCTGGGTAAAGTACCGGAAGCGAAACAGCCGATGACCCGGTTGGAACTGGAACGTCTTCGCGCTGGGATGGCGATTGAACGCTCCTCGTTTTTGTCGCATTGGCAGGAGTTGGGTCAGTTCATCCTCCCGCGCCGAACGCGGTTTATAACGTCTGATCGTGATCGAGGCAACAGAAGAAACTACGCGATTATTAATTCTACGGCGGGGCTAGCTGCACGTACGCTCCGCGCGGGGATGATGTCAGGGTTCACGTCGCCGTCACGGCCTTGGTTTAGGTTGACGACGGCTGACCCAGACATGACCAAGTTATCGGTTGTTCAGGAATGGCTCTACGATGTCACCTGGGCGATGAGTGATATGTTCCTGCGCTCGAATTTGTACACGAGTTTGCAGACCGTCTATGGCGATATGGGCGTGTTTGGTACGGCGTGCATGCTGATCATGGAAGATTTCGAGCGCGTGATTCACACCTACCCGTTTGTGATCGGCTCGTATTACTTGGCAGCGGATTACAAACTGAAAATAAACGTGTTCATGCGTGATTATCAGATGACTGTAAGGCAGATCGTAGGTGAGTTTGTCTACGACGAAGCCACGCGTAAATACGATTGGTCACATTGCTCCGAGATGGTGAAATCGCTTTGGTATGCGAATAACACAGAGACCTGGATTGATGTGGTTCATGCGATTCTTCCGAACCCGGATTACAACCCGGATAGCAAGCTTTCCGAAAAGAAGAAATACCTGAGCGTGTACTACGAACGGGGATCAACTAACGGCCAGTATTCGATTTCGATGGCAGATTCCGATAAGACCATGCGGAAAAAGGGTTTCGATAAATTTAGGATCTTAGCTCCGCGATGGGAAGTCTCTGGAGAAGATATCTACGGCACCTATTGCCCGGGTATGGAAGCGTTGGGCGATCAACAAGGACTGCAAGTGTACGAACGTCGAGGGGCGATGGCGCTTGAGAAGTCGATCAACCCCGCGATGGTAGCGCCTTCGACTATGCGGAACCAGAAAGCCACTGTGGTTCCTGGCGATATCACCTACGTGGACTCGCGAGATGGCCAGCAGAAGTTTGAGCCTGCGTATTTGATTCAGCCTAATTTCCAGCAGTTGAATTTAGAAAAAGTCTCGATCATGGAACGCATCAACGAATGCTTCCACAAGGATCTCTGGCTCGTGGTATCGAATCTGGATAAAGGCAACGTGACCGCTGAAGAAATACGGGCGTTGCAAAACGAAAAGCTACAAGAAGTGGGCCCGGTAGTAGATCGCTTGAACCAAGATTTGCTTGATCCATTGGTAGAGCAGAGCTTCGATATCATGGTCGCGCAAGGACGCATTCCGCCACCACCTCCCGAGATGCGTAAGATGCCTCTCAAGGTGGAATACACCTCGATCATCGCTCAGGCCCAGAAGGCCTTGGCTGCTGGCGGTATCGAACAGTTCACGGGATACGCTTTGAAACTCAAAGAGATGCACCCAGAAGATCCCAGCGTGTTAGATAAATTTAATATCGATGAAGCGCTGGATCGATATGGCGAAGACCTCTCGATTCCTCCCGGTATCTTGCGCGACGACGATGATGTAGCTGCGATGCGTCAGGAACGGGCTCAGGCTCAGGCGAAACAGCAGCAGTTAGCTGACGCCGAGGCTGCTTCGAAGGCGGCTAAGAACCTGGCGACGTCTCCTACGGATGGATCGAACGCTTTGTCGGACCTGATTCAACGGGCTAGTGCGGGGAATATGTTGCCTGGAAGTGGAGCGCCGCCGCCCAATGCTTGAGATCGGAATGCAGATCATAGCGGCGCTTGCGATCGGAACGATTTTAGTGGTGATTAGGAGATTCAATGTCCGAACTAGACGATCCTGAGAAACTTAAACGGCGCGAGTCGTTAGACCGTATCAGTCGGCGCCGGGAATTAACCGACGTTGCCGCGGTATTGTCGACCGTTGAAGGACGGCGGTTCTATTGGCGCATGCTGGTTACGTGCGGGATTTTTAAATCATCGTTTACTGGAAATAACACCACGTTTTTTAATGAGGGCGAACGCAATATCGGGCTACTCATGATCGCTGATATGAACGATGCTGATCCCTCGGCGTATTTGAAATGCTTAACCGAATCTAAACAGCAGGAAAAAAATAATGCGTAACCGAGTTTACGCTTACATGGAGGCTTCAAAATGCCAGAGATAACACCGGTGGTTCCCGCTCCGACGATCGTGAACACGCCAGCACCTACAGTTACCCCCGCGCCAGCACCGGGAGCAGAGTCTGTTCTATTCCCAACGACGCCTCCACCGGTGACGCCCGAGGCTGCCCCAGCTCCTGTTACACCGCCAGTTACGCCACCTGTACCGGAAGTCAAACCGCCTACGGAGACGCCTAAACCGGGAGAGACACCCTCACCGGTTCCCGCTCCGACGGAGTACGATTTGAAATTACCGGATGGTTCGAAACTGACGCCCGAGGACCTGACCCAAACGTTGAAAGACGCTAAGGAGATGGGCCTGAGTAAAGAGCAAGCCGAACGCTACCTTGTATCGAAAGATCAGACGGCTAAGGCCGTCGAGACTCGCCAACAAGAATCGTTCGAGAAGACGAAAATCGAATGGAAAGAAGCGATTACGAAAGACCCTGAAATGGGCGGCGATAAACTTGCCGAAACAACTGTCCTAGCTTCGCGGGCTTTTAAGGCTTTTTCCACGCCAGAATTACAAGGCTGGGTCGAAAAGACCGGTCTCGGTAATTATCCAGAGTTAGTCCGATTCATGGCCAGAGTCGGAAAAATGATGGGCGAGGATGGGTTTGTCCGTGGGACAGTAACGCCACAAGAACAGCAGAGACCCCCGGAAGAAATTCTTTACGGGAAGACGACACCAAAATAAACTAAGGAGAACCATTTATGGTTGCAGCGAACGCTAATAACTCACTGACGCTATTGGACATTGCGAAACGCACTGATCCTAACGGCGAAGTGCCTATCATTGCCGAGTTGTTGTCACAGAAAAACGAAATCTTGACCGATATGCCGTGGAAAGAGGGCAACCTCCCTACAGGCCATCGGAATACTCTCCGAACGGGTTTGCCACAAGCCTATTGGAAAGTAGCTAATGCCGGTACAGCCGCCTCGAAGTCGACCACTGCTCAGATCGACGAAGCGTGTGGGATTCTAGAAGCGTGGTGCGTGATCGATTATGACATCGCCATGTTAAACGGAAATGCTCAGAAGTATCGCTTGTCGGAAGCCGATGCGTTTGTTGAATCACTCAGCCAGCAACTTGCTGGCGCGGTGTTCTACAGCAACACAGCGGTGAACTCTGAACAGATCCTAGGTCTGTCTCCACGTTACGGCGCGATTTCCGGTGCGATTAACGGCCAGAACATCCTGAATGCTAACGGCGGCGGCGCGACTAATTCGTCTCTGTGGTTAATCGGTTGGGGCGAAAATACCGTTTATGGTATCTATCCTCGCGGGACCATGGGCGGTTTGCAACACTGGGATTTCGGAGATCGTCCCTTGCAAACAAACGTCACTTTCGGCGCTGGCATGATTCATGCCTACGTTGATTTGTGGCACTGGTATTGCGGTATCGCGGTGAAAGACTGGCGCTATGTTGTGCGGTGCGCTAACGTCTCGATCCCGGACCTAACCGCTGGATCAGGCACGCAGAACGCTCAGCAGTTGATTAAATTGATGAGCCGGATGCGGTCTCGTATCCCGTCGTGGGGTGGCATTCGACCCGCGTATTACATGAACCGGACCCTTCAATCGATGCTGATGATTCAAGCGTTGGATAAGTCGCAAAACGCTCTGAGCGTCACTGAAGGATTGAACCAGTTTGGAACGCCTCAGTCGGAACTCAAGTTCTTGGGCATTCCCATCAGAACGGTCGATCAGCTGTTGAATACTGAATCAGCGATCAGCTAACTTAAAGGAGAAAAAACAATGTCAATTCAAGATGCTCAACTGATGTTCACTGGTCGGGGAACCTCCGGGTACGCTCCGACTCTTGCGGCACAGAACCTTGCACCGTTCACTGTCGACTTGGCTCCTTTGGGATTGCCGGTCGGTTCTGGCGGCGCTAGCACACCAGGCTACAACGCTGGCGTGCAGTCAAACGCAGGTCGTGACATGGGTATTGGCGGCGAAATGTGGCTAGAAGTTTTGGTCATTACCTCCGTGGCTCAGGCTGCTGATAATGCAACCTTCCAGCTTCTAACGGATGCTGATCCTGCCATGGGATCGCCTGTTGTCCTCCTTCAGTCTCCAGCGCTTGCCGCTGCGACACTGGTTGCAGGATACCGTTGGTTGACTCAACTTCCCGCCTCGTTAATCTACGAGCGGTATTTGGGACTCGCCGTGTTAATTACCACGACTGCGTGGACGGCTGGTGTCGTTGAAGGGAAGCTGCTACAGAACATTCAAGCTTCCGACCTGTACGATACAGGCTTCGTGGTCCGATAAATAAAAAGAGTTGGCGGGGTAATCTCAGTTTAAACCCCGCATCTAAATTTGTAGCGGAACTACAAAAAAACAAGGAGGCCGTAAAATGAAATTAATCAAAGTCAGAGCCATCGCACCTGGTATTCAAGGGCAGTTTCGTCGTGAAGTCGGACAGGTATTTGAAATTGAAGAATCGATGTTCAGCTCTACCTGGATGGAAAAAGTTACTGAGGTGAAACCCGTCCCTCCTGTACCAGCGCCTGCCGTTCGTCCTACTGGAACGGTTGCCAACGCGCCAATAAGTAAAGGGAAGCCTTCCGAGACTAAGGGGTCACCTTCTCGATGATTAAAGTCAGAGCGACCCAGGATGGGACGTACAAAGGCTATTACTACAAAGGTCCGATTGAAACGGAAAAGGGAACTTTCCCTGGAGAAATCTTCGAGGTGGAAGAAGCTCCCTACGAATTAAAAGATGAGCACGGTCGCCCGTTGCTTGAGCTAGATGAAAATGGGAAACGAATTCCCATCATGGTCGGCGCTAAGCAAAAAGTAGATGCGAACGGTAAACCGATGTTCAAGATCAAGATGGCAAGTTTCTTTGCGCCGGAGTGGATGGAGCGGGTCAATGACGACGCGGATGTGACGCATGATTACCCGCCGTTTGAAGTGCATCCCGTGTATCGCGCGAAGAAGCCGAAGAATATGTCTCAGACGCCGGTTAAAGTTGTATTGCCTGAAATACCAATGGAAAGTCCGATCTAACCATAAGACCGCATTAAAAAGCGGAGAGGAAAGTCGGGGAACCAACCCGGAGTGATGAACGGGTGACAGCGTCGGATTCTTAATTGGTTCTTACGGGCAGGCGGAGTGGGGTATCCCGCCTATGGTTAACTAAACGGAGGGATTGGCTATGAGTCTACAGGTCGCAACGCAAATCGCAAATCTGGCGCTGACGCATTGTGGCGTTTCAAAACCTATTCAGTCATTGGATACGGATCGCAGTTTAGAAGCGCAGATGTGCCGAACATGGTGGGATACAGCAAGACGTAGTGCGCTCACGAAAATTCCGTGGTCATTCGCAACGAAACAAATCGCGCCGGCCTTGGTCGCCAGCCAACCAACACCTGAGTGGTTATACGCCTATCAGTATCCTGTAGACTGCTTGAAGGTCACGCGGTTTATGAGCTGGCGTTTAAATAATGACTCGCGCCAGAGCCGTATTCCTTACCGCGTGATGCAACCTGTTCCCATAGGTCTGTCGACTCTTACGCCAACCCCTACGACTGCGTACCCGCAAACGACAGGCCTTTGGATCTACACTAACTGGCCTGGCGTTAACGGTCAGTTGCTTCCCACGATCATGGAATACACGTTCGATAACTTGAACATTTCCCAGTGGCCGGATAATTTCAACTGGGCGTTTTCGTACATGCTGGCTTCTTTGATCGTCACAACGCTTACATCGGCCAATCCTCAACAGCAGTTAGCCGTCATTACTCAAAAGATGGATACAGTGTTCAGTGACGCGGAAGCTGAAAATCTGAATGAAGAACAGCGTCCAGAAGAACCTCAAAGCGAGTTTATTCGCGGTCGCGGCAACGGTTATTCTGCTGGCTATCCAGGAATGAGCTGGGTGGCTGAGCCGTCCGGGTTCATCGTGCAGTAAATGACGGCACCCATAAAACAACCTACATTTGCAGGCGGCGAAATCAGCCCAGTTCTCTACGCTAGGGCCGATAACTCCATCTACGAAAAATCCCTGCGAACACTGCGTAACATGTTCAGTATGCGTCAAGGCGGTGTCACTGGCCGCCCTGGAACGATGTACGTTGGAACATCGCTAAATCACGGAAACCCTGTTCGATTAATCCCATTCGTCTTTAACCAAACCGGCCTCGGCCAGAGTTACATGCTGGAATTCGGGGATCAATACGTCACGTTTTACCAGAACGGCGCCAATGTCGTTGACGCGAGCGTGCTCGTAACCAACGTTACCCAGAGCAACCCCGCCAACGTGACTGTCGCCCTTCCCGTGTTAAGCAACGGCGAGATCATTTATTTCTCTGGAATAGCTGGCATGAGTGAGTTAAACAACAATTATTATTTGGTTTCTAATTTGGTTGGAACGTCATTTGATCTCACGCTTTTGGATGGAACGCCTGTCGATAGCACAGCATTCAATGGTTTTATTCTGACAACTGGAACCGCTAACCGCCCCTACGTTATCTCTAGCCCATACCTTCAGGCCGATCTGGACGATTTAAAGTTTGCTCAGAGCGCCGATATCCTGACGATCGTAAACAAAAACTATGCGCCCCGAGAACTGAAAAGAATCAGTGGCGCTCCGTCCTGGACTCTGTCGACATTTTTTACAGGCGCTCCTGTATCGGGCCCAGCCGGCGCTGGAGGAGTAGGCTCTGCTGATCCCGGCCATGGGGTGTTTTATGCGATTTCCTCCGTCGATGTTAACGGCGAAGAATCGGATGATACTTCGGTGCTGGGTCCGGTAACGAAATTTGGGATTTTAAATACAAAGACACCGACCGTCACCGATCCTATAACGCTGACCTGGACGGCAAAGACCGGCGCGGTGCGGTACAGAATCTATAGATTTTTAGATGCCAACGGTATCGCCGGTGGCGGGGGTGGCGGTTTTATCGGGGAAACGGTAGAGCTGACTTATACGGACCCCGGAATTGATCCAGACCTATCCATCAGGTACCCGCTTTATACAAACCCCTTCGCAAACAGTAATTGGCCTGGGACGGTAGGGTTCACGCAGCAGCGACGTGTGTTCGCTGATTTCGTTAATAATCCGATAGGGTTTGCGATGTCTCAGCCTGGAGATTTTTACAACTTCGACACCTCAATACCCGGAGTGGATAGCGATGGGATTTTCGGGTCAATCGCTGGCCAGGAAGTAAACGAAATTGAATTCGTAACGGAGATCAAGTTCGCTCTGATGCTTACCTCTGGCGCTGAGCTGTACGTTCAGGGGAATGGAAACGGCGTCATAACACCGACCTCGATAAACGCGTCCGTTCAGTCGCAGTATGGCGCTTCCCCACTGATGCCACTCAAGGTCGGAGACGTCCTGTTATTCAATCAAGCGCTGGGCAGCTTCATCAGAGACCTCTCTTTCGATTTTGCGATAGACGGTTATCGCGGAAACGACATAACTGTTTTCGCTTCACATCTCTTTGAAAATTACCAGATCGTCGATTGGGCCTATCAGAAAGTTCCAGACTCGACCATCTGGGCGGTTCGCAGCGATGGCGTTTTGCTCTCTTGTACGTACGTGCGCGAACAGCAAGTCTTAGCGTGGGCTAGGCACGATTTAACAAATGGATCGGTAGAAAACATTTGCGCGATTCCCGAAAATGGCGAGTATGCGGTTTATCTTTCAATTGCCCGTGTGATCAACGGCGAAACGGTACGGTATATTGAACGGATGTCTTCGCGGTTGTGGACCGATCCCATAAACGCCAGTTATCTAGATTCATTTTCTAAGTATGACGGTAGGAATACTGGGTCTAACACGATGCAACTTATCGGCGCGATTACGATTGTTGCTGGGGTCAATGATGGGATCTCGTTTACGACTGGCGGAAATGATTATTTCGTTACTATAGCAGCGGGTGAGTATTCGTTAATTGAGATCAACTCCGCCGTTGCTGCTGCTATGGAAGCCGCGGTCAGTGAGAGCTTCTTCGGGCAACCTGCCGGCGGCAAGTTCCGCATGCTTAATGATTCCACTCCGTACACGTTTAATTTCGACGTAACTGACCCGCACTACTCGCAGAGCATAGGTCTAACTCTCGGATTTCCCCCGGCCAGTTATCCGGCAGTTGTTAACCAAGTCCTCGCGCCAGACTTCCCCATTGGTTCATTTTCCTCAAGCGATACAGCTTATTTACAAAAGTTAACAATCGTTTCAAGCGCATTGTTTTTTGTTGCCGGGAGTTTTACTCTTGGACAGCAGATTTTTTTACAGGACGAAGAATTTATTGCAAGCCAGGGGGCGCGTGGATCTCAGACCCGATTAACCATTCAGCAGTCAAACGATTTCTATTCAGCGACCGTAACGCCGGACGGCATTGTCCCCAGCAATTTACAGAACGTTGCCGTTACGACATGGGCTCAAGCGACCCAGGTTATATCTGGATTGACGCATTTAGCTGGTCAGGAAGTAAGCATTTGGGCAGATCGTTTTCTGGTGGGAAGTCCATTGAACTCGCAGATAACAACGGTTTACACTGTTCCCGACAACGGGATTTTAACGCTCGATAAACAGTATTCAGTTATCTTTGTAGGGCTTCCCATGATTCAGGACGTGCAGACGCTTGATCGAGAAACTATTGGCGGTGAGTCTTTGTTAGCAACGCGCCGAAGATCTGTAGAACTTAATATTTATCTCTACAATACCCGTTCATTTTTCGCTGGAAGCGAAAACCCAGATACGAATTTAAATAATACGAACGACGACCCTCTGTTCGAGCTTTATGAATTGATGCGTGGAATGACCCAGGTCAATTATGATCAACCGCCGGAGCTTGTGACAGGTCAGGATTACGTTATTATGGAGTCGCGATGGAATAGAAATGGACGATTATTTATCAGAAACGTCGATCCTGTTCCGCTGACCCTTTTAGCTATCGGTGTTGTAGGCGAAACAAAGTCGCAGAATCCAGGATATGAAAGGGTCTAAGCATGGCTAATGGATGGACAGAAATAAGACCGGTTCAAGGTCCGACTGCAACACCACCTGGCGGATCTCCGTTTGATTTCGCGTTTTCTCCGCAATCGTCTATGCCGGCGACGAACCTCTATCTATCCATGGGGTTATCTAGCCTCAGCGCTATCGCGACAACCTTTGGTGCGGTTTCTTCGGCCAGGGCTAAAGGCGCTTACGAGGAGAGCATTGCGAGAACGAATGCTACCATCGCTCGACTGCAAGCTAAGCAAGCGATCGAC